CGGCGGCGGCGTAGTCGTCGTCGGCGACGGCGTCGGCGTAGGCTTCGGCAACGGCTTCGGCGGCGTAGGTGGCGGCGTAGGCTTCGGCAACGGCTTCGGCGGCGTAGGTGGCGGCGTAGGTGGCGGCAACGGCTTCGTCGGCGTAGTCGTCGTCGGCGACGGCGCCGGCGTAGGCTTCGGCGCCGGCGTAGGCTTCGGCGGATCTTCGCCTGACCTCGCATAGTCCATTTCGCACCTGGACGAGATCGACGTCGTCGCCATGCGACCACGACGACAGGTCTGCCAGCAGTGGCAGCGACACCTCTGGCTCGGGCATCAGGTGTGCGACCGTCTCGCAGCAGCGCACGGCGACATGCACCAGTCGCCGTCGAGACAGCAGCCCATTGCTGTGCGCCGCGCCGACGAACCATATCATATCCGACCGGGTGGTCGACGTCTCCCACCACTTGCGCAGTGTGGTGCTCTCGGCTGCGCGGGCGAGGCCTTCTGGGCATGGGTTCAGATCGGCTATGGTCTTGTTATTGTTCATCTTCGTACCTCGATGTGCATCGCAAGGAAGGACAGGCCCGCCGAACTGGCGGGCCTGGTGGTGAGGCGTGACGTGGGTCAGCTGGCGCAGTCGTAGCAGCGGCATGACGGGGTATCGGTGCAGTACGACGAGTAGCCGGGCATCCGCGTGGCCGACCCAGCGCCAGAGGCACGGCGAGACGGCGCGGCGCGGTAGGACGGCGTCGACTGCACGATCCGGCAAATCGTCTCCGACGATCCGCAGGAGGCGATGGACGCGACCGTCTCGGTCTTGACCTCGCCAGAGGCTTTCCTGACCTGGATCTTCGATCCGACCCCCGGAGGGGCGGACCCTGGGACACGGACGCCCCAGGTGCCGTCGGTGAGCTTCGTGTAGGTGTTGGTCTTGGTCTTGGTCATCTGTCTCTCCCTGGTTTCCGGCCCCGGTGATCGGCGCCGTGAGATCAGTCTACACACACTCGCATGCGCTGTCAAGCACTGTGCATGCGTTTTGTGGATCAGGGCAGATCAGGGGTCTGTCATCACCCGTCATCACTCTACGATATGACACCGTTTCGTGTCGGTTTTTTGCTATACGCTTGCCTAAAACGGCTTTCCAACGCGCTTTGAGCATGAGTGTTGCGCAAAGTTGAAAAAACGCTCTCCCTCACCTGATAAAATCAAGTGTCGTCATATTTATGCGGGGTACATGCTTACCCTACTTTTCACATTGCCGGTTGACCGATATGACGACGACACCTGCCCCGCTTTGCGGCTACAGGCGAAACGCGCCTTCGGGGCCTTCGAGGCCCGTCTGATCGTGCATGAGGCGGCAATGAGATGAAGCGCCGGCGGCGCATTGGGATGCGCTCTTTGACCGGTTTGGCGTGCAAAACGTCTGCTTCACGATGGGCAGCCTACCACGGCGGTGCTCAAAGAAAAAGGCCCCCAGCGGGGGCCTTTTTCGATCATGACACCTATGACACCACCTAGACACCACCTAGGACACCAGCATCAGGCTGTCAGCGGCCCGGGTGGCTGCCGTGTAGAGCCAGCGCCCGAGCTCGCCTCTGCGGGCCAGCCACTGCGTGCCGGCCATCGACACCACCACTCGCTGGGCCTGGCTGCCCTGGGCCTTGTGCGCGGTCACGGCGTAGCCGTAGTCCAGCAGGAGACATGATCTCGGCGCGTCCTTGGTGCCGAGCGTGCGCTCGGCACCAAACTGGTCGAGGGGACTCAGCGAATGATGGAGGTCGGTGCTGATCATGCCCTCGCCTCGACTGCCGACGGAGCGCAGCACTGCACGGTGCCCGTTCATGATCCCGCTCTGGTGGTGATTGCGCAGGCAGATCACGAGGTCGCCTGCCTCCGGGCCGGCCTCTCCGCGCCCCAGGGCACGCCTGGCAATGCGGTTGATCTTGGCCCTATCGGCGTTCGTCGAGGTGACGATCATCCCATCGGTGAGGTCTGGCAGGTCGTAGGCCCATGCGCAGACCTCTCTGCTGTCGGCGCCGGAGCGAATGCGCCGCACTGACAGCCTCGGGTCTGTCGAGGCATCAGCAAATGCCATGGCGTCCTTGACGCCGGCCTCACGCACGAGGCGCCCGAACTCGATCACGGGGTTGCCGGCGGCTTGCCGATGGATTTTCTCGAGGCGCCACGTCGGGTCCTCCACCAGACACGCAGACTCGCCAATAGCAGGGAGCTGACCATGATCCCCGACGGCCAAAAAATACGCCCCCTGACACGCGACCTGGAGGTCGCGCCACAGATCAGCCGTGACCATGCTGGCCTCGTCGATGACGACGATCGGGGCGGTGATCTCCCGACCGTGGCGTGTCCATTCCAGTTTATCGCCAACCTCTAAAGGTGGCTCGTAGATCGCCCTGTGAATTGTCATGACGTCGGGGCTGGCGATGCCAGCGGCTCGCATCTGCTGTCGCAGCACGAGCGACGCCTTGCCGGTCGGGCTGACGAATAGGACGCGCAGGGAGTGCGCGTCCCACTCCCTCGCCAGCAGCGAGACGCAAAACGTCTTGCCGCACCCCGCATAGCCGGCGAGAGACGCCACCTGCCCACTTGGATTGGTCGCGATCCAAGCACGGATTCCGTCGACGGCGCGCTGTTGGTCTTCACTGAGGGTTTTTTCTGTCGAGGTCATTGCTTGTCTTCTTTCTTGGCCTTCGTGGCCTCTGATGGCGCAAGGTGCGCCGTGGTGGCTCCGAGCTGGTCTGTGTCTCGGAGGAAAATCAAAACGTCGTCGAGGTCGCCTCGACGCATATTGGCCGTGCGCATGAGGTCACGCTTGGTGGGTTTGGCGCCTGATGTAATCACTCGCGCCAAAGCGCGGCGGACCTTGCCAACTTGCTGATCCCATTTATCGCCGCCGGCATGCATGGCCATGGATGCCCCGATGACGTCGGCGCTGTATTCGGCGACCTCACACGCCAGATCAACGTGAGTCATAGCCACCTGTGGATATGCAGGCCCCTCACACGTTGCGTCGGCCAGCGCCAGCGCAATGCGCTTGGCGTGCTCGGTCTGACGCCCGAGCAGCCCTTCCATGCTGTCGCTCTTTTCTCGTCGTCGCGCCTCGTCTTTGCGCTCGCGGAACGCGTCGAGGTGCGCAGACGCATCCGGCGCAGCATCGACGATGTCAGCGCGATAAAACGTCAGCGCCTCACCCGTTGGCCCTTTGACCTCGGAGATCGGCAGCGTGTCTCGCCATGCCACCCATCGACGGCGCCGTTCAGCGATCGCCTCAATCAGCGCAGCACTCGGCGGGGCTCTGTCGACGTGACGATTGTAGTGGGGCAGCCGCGATGTCGCCCCGAACCAAAGATGCCGCCCAAGAAATCCGTCACGCGCAGCCATAGGCCCGATGGCGTCATGCAACGCCTCTGGTGTCGTCGAGGTGTAGAGGCACAGTCCAGGGGCCTGCATCTGGCGATCAGCGCCACCACCAGACTTCGGCGTTGCAAACGTGACGGTGCTGGTGCCGCACGTCGACAGGCGCAGCAGCGTGGGCCTCAACGCGCCCTGTGCGATGTTTTTTTCATTCATCATCAGTTTGAGTTGTGGGCCGTATTCGTCGACGACATACAGCAGACCGTGGTCGAGCAATGTCGCTGTGCCGATGCGATCAAGAAACGATGCCGTCGTCGAGAAATCGCCTGGCCCGACGATGTCCCCCCATCCGCCACTGCGCAGTGCCTCCTCGACAAATGCTTGAGGTGCGCCCTTTCCGGATGCCGTAGGCGCAACAACGCAGTAGATCGACGTCGTAGTGAGCCCATCGAAAACAAGACGGCGCATAGACAGTGCAGAGCAAAGAGCAAGGCCCGCAGCCAGCATGATGCCTGGCTGTCGATAGTCCACGCGCCGCTCGATGTCTGTGGCAAAGGCCGACGGCACCCCTGACAGCGCCGCGAAGGCTGCCCACAGGCGCTCTGCGCGTTCGTCCTGCGTTTCTTTCTTGCCCTCGCCGAAGATCACGGTGAGCACAGGCGCATCGTCGAAGACGACGCCGCTTGCAGTCATCATGGCCTCGACCTCGTCGTCCGACATGATCGGCACGTCGTCACCCGTGACGCGCATTGGGTCCGGGTGCATCGGTGTCGCAGCACCCTTGCGCAAGCCGCTCTCTATGAGCCTCTCCGCTGCCGTCAGGCTCTTGATTTTGCGCCCGGTGGCCTGCCAGTGACTGACGACGCCGCGCAAGGCAGCGCGCGCTTCGTCGACGCTGACCGTGTGTGGAGTGAGCCCACCCGCGCACCACGACATATTACGCAGGAGCGCATGTTTCTCGCCGTCTTGCGCTCGTTCGAGGCGCTTTACGATCCCGTCTAGAGTCGCCTGCCCCCATCGGTCCATATGGTCTTGCGTCGTCGACGGACGAGGCTGCGCGGCGCGCAAGGCCGCATCTTTCTTGTTGGCCTCGAGCGCAGCGCGCGCCTCGCTGACGACCTCTGATGGGTCGTAGAGAGCGCCCGTAAAGGAGCGCCACAGCGGCGCCACGTTGTGGCGAGAGCCGTCCGCATCGCCGACGAGGAATGGGGCCCGCGCATAGAAATGCAGACGGCTCTCGTCGATAGTGGCGCGGTCATTCATTCCGCCGCAGATGGCCTCATTTATCCTCGACCACACCGCAGGCCACAGATTGGGCTCTGCCATGACCTCGGCGGCGAAGGGGATGACGATGCGCCAGCACTCGCCCGGCTTGGCCCATCCATGCCCCCACGTCGTCCATGCCCAATGGCGAATGCCGGACGACTCGAGACCAGCAAAAAGCCCGTCGATGTAGTCTGTCGGGATGCCGTCGAGGTCGACGACATAGGCCGAGATTGACTCGACGTTGATCTTTGCCCTCGTCGTACCTGATCGGTAATAGACCGGCGAGAAGCACTCGCCCTCTTTTTTTACGTCGTACCAGGCCGTCTCAGCCATCGCCGGATTGTCGCGCACGTTGTTTTCGACACGATGACGAACGAGCGGCTGTCGCGCATGCACCAGACACACACGCTCAAACCGATCGACGTCGACATCGTGTGCCTTGGGGTGCGTGTCGAGGGCTGACGAAAACTCACAGATCCACATGCTGCACCTCAGAAGGGGAGACCATCATCGCCCCATGTCGCCGCAGCGTCCACGGGTGCACCGTTGACGCTGTCGTCGCCGGGCTCTCGCGGTTTGTCTTGCACGATCTTCGTCACGCGCGTGTATTCGCCGTCGGGCTGCACAGTGATGCTCTTGATCCTCGGCAACTCGCCGCTGTTGAGTCGCTGCACCGCTTCCTCACACGTCGTCGGAATCGGTGACGTGCCGACGTTGTCTTTCCACCATGCGATCCATTTGCGATAGGCAAAATTGCTCTGATCGTGCTCGACGCACAGCCACTCACTCGCGATCTTGGCGCCGATATGATTGTCAGTGTCAGGCTCGTAGTAGTCGATCCTCACCGTCGACGGGCCGCCGTTGTCATACTTTTTTCGATGGATCTGAATGATGTAGCCACCGACGTCGTGGCTGCTTTTTTTCGCCGGCAGTTTGATCGACAGCGCAGGCAAATAGCTGGCGCTCTTGTTCGCCTTGCGCTCCGGCGGCGGGAAGAGGTGTCCACAGTGTGGGCACTCTCGGCACGCGGTAGGCACGTCGGCACAGCACGTCGGGCACTCCTTCACTGGCGCCACAGTCTCCTCGTCGTCGCCACGGGCGCGCTTCTCTTTGACGCGGATGACATCGACAGGCCCGTGGCGCGCGATATTGGCGCCGTAGTCCAGCACGAGGCAATCGGTCTTGCCCGCCGTCATGCGCATCCCGCGCCCGAGGATCTGGACGTAGAGCGCCGTCGATTGCGTCGGACGCACCAGTGCAATGACGTCGACAGCCGGCACATTGAATCCGGTAGTGAGCACGTCGCACGACGTGATCGCCCTGATCTCGCCGGCCTTGAAGGCTTGGACGATCTGTCGTCGGGCTGGCCGGTCCATGCTCCCATCGATCATCTCGCAAGACACACCACGAATGCGCAGCGCATTCCGCAACATCGCCGCGTGAGAGACGCTGACACCATAGACCAGCGCAAGTCTTCGGCCTTGAACAAGCGCACTCGTGACGTCGTCGGCGACGTGATCTGTGATCTCTTGGACGTTGGCCGCGAGTTCAAGATCGCGCGCAACGAACTCGCCGGCGCGCGTGGCAATCTGCGACGTGTCGATCGACACCGACGGACTCCCCGTCACCAGCGGCGAGAGAAATCCCTCATCAATAAGGCGCCGCACACTCACTCGATAGGGGATCGCCGTGAAGAGCGCTGATGCACCCGACGTGACGTAGCCCTGTCCGAGTCGGTACGGCGTCGCCGTGTACCCGATCAGACGCATGTCGCTGTTGATTTTTCGCAGGCCGTCAATCAGTCGCCAATATTGCGTGCCCTCGTCGGCATTCACGAGGTGGGCCTCGTCGACGATCATGACGTCGCGATGGCCAAACTTTGCAGCGTTGCGGTAGGCCGACTGCACACCAGCTATGACGACGTCACTGTGCCACTCGCGACGTCCGAGGCTCGCGGAGTAGATGCCGATCGGAGCGCTGGGCCAGACCTCGCGCATGTCGATCGCATCCTGCTCGATGAGCTCCGACCTGTGCGTCGCCACGATTACACGCGCGCCGTGCTCCTCGACGAGACGGCGCGCTGTCCACCCGATGATCGCGCTCTTGCCTCCACCTGTCGGCACCTCGATGCACGGCGAGGCGAGGTCAGGCAGACCCTCGCGATCCCAATAGCGAAACGGGGCCTCCACGGCCTCGGACTGATACCAGCGCGGCTTATACATGCTGCCCACTGTGTCGATCAGCGGCAGGCTAGTCAAATCTTTTTCTTGACACGCTCATTGATCTGTGGCTTCACTGTCGAATCACAGGAGCACGCATGGCCATCACGATCACGACACTTGACGAGGCAATCTCAGACGACGACCCGAAGATCATCCTCTACGGTGATGCAGGCACCGGCAAGACGACGCTGGCCGGCACCCTGCCCGGCAAGGTGTTGATCCTGAGCGCAGAGAAGGGCCTGCGATCGCTCAAGCGATTCAGCGCATCGGACCGCAAACGCGTGAGTGTCGCCGAGGTCGAGAGCAGCGCGGATCTTCGTGACGCCTACGATCGTCTCGTCGACGGGCGCATTGCCGTCGACTGGGTCGTACTCGATTCCATCTCGGAGCTCGCCGAGATGATCCTCCGCGAGTACAAGCGCCGCGACAAGGACCCTCGTCAAAGCTACGGCAAGGTCGACGACGACATCACCGACATCCTACGCTCATTCCGCGACCTCTCGTGTGGTGTGCTCCTCCTCGCCAAGGAGCACGTCATCAAGCGCCAGATCGGCGAGCAAGAGATCGACTATCACGGGCTGCTGATGCCCGGACAGCGACTCACGACAAATGCCCCTCACCTCGTGGACAACGTGTGGCGCCTCGTCGTCAAAGGCGGGCGCCGCATGGTCATCACGCAGGCCGACGGGCGGTCGCGCGCCAAGAGTCGCGATGGGCTCGACCCTGTCGAGGACGTCACCGATGGCCTCGGCGACATCGTGGCCAAGATGCGCGAGGCTCCCGATAGCGACGAGTCACCACCCCCTGACTTCCTGGCCAGCGCCGCTGCAGAGAACGGGGGCGGCGTCGTCCCGTCCCACGCCGCAAAAAACGGCGGACAGTAACCGCCTGGCCCACGACACGGGCCCCAGCCTCACGACGGGGATAGGCGCCGTCAGCACCGACAAGAAACGAGACGAAAATGAGCTGGAACGACGACAACAACAACAACGACGACGACGACATGAGCCTTGGCTTTGACCTCG